CGAAACCACCGCAGTGGGTTGCGGGATTAGATTGCCATCAGGGCAATACCAAGTTTCGACGCCGCAAAGCTGATCCAGCGGAGTCGATCCCGTGCAGGCCGCATAATTACCGACGGGCGTGGCCGTTCCGCTGGCCTTGCATAGGACGAACTCGTAATTGGCAGCGCTCTGGTCTGCCTCTGTGCAATTCGTGGGGAACTGGCAACACGGAAGGTATAACGGTGCGTTTCCAAATCCGATTGCCGGGGTGCTGCTGGAAGCCCACGCGGGCGGATTGGGGCAGTAGTTTGTTCGGCCTGTTCCCTGAACTGCGAAGCAAAACTTGATCGTCCAATAGTGACAGGTTCCATATGGGCTAGTCGGATCAGCTGGATCGAGATAGGTACAACCATCGAAGCCGATGGAAATGTAAGAGAGCACCGCCAATCGGTCAGCGCATTCAATGGCACCACCGCATCCGACATACTGCTGTGCAAATGTGAATAGCGGGCCGTCGCAGATTCGGAGCTGTCCACATAGGGGATGCTGCCCACCATCTACTGGAGCTCGCCCATACTGAACGCACGCCAAGCAAACCGGAACCGATGGAGTAGTGCCGAAATACAGCGTATCTGTAACACTTCGCACATTCCCACAACAGTCGGTGATCGAGAGAGTGATTAGAACCGAGCTCGGAAAGGCAGTGCTTTCCGGGCATTCGCACCCCGTCACACAGCTGCCTCCGCAACAACAGGCGTGCAGCAGGCTGCTCACTTCTTGAACCAGCTCGAGATGCGGTCGAGGCTTACGACATGTCCGGCGATGTAGCCAACGGCCAGGCATGCGAACGCGGCCCACACGGAACCGATCAGGCTTTCGGCAGTGGCAAGGATCATGGTTTCTGCTCCTGTTGAGTCTTTCGCCATGCCGCGTCGAACTCCTTGTCCGATGCTCGCTTCATGGCGATCCATTCCCGAATCGTCTCGGGCTTGTCTGTTGCCATCGTGGCAGCGGCCATCTCCGCCTCGTTGACCTTGCGGCGTGGAATCCATCCAACGGCCACGCGGATGGCGCTGCCGACGCCAGTGCTGTGCACCAGCCAAACGGCCGCAGCTCCGGCCAAGGCCACCATGACCCACTGCAAGAGCGACGCCCACCAGGGCGTGATGTCTCGCACCCCGGTGACCTTCTGATGAATCACGCCCACGCTGTGCTGAATCGACTGGGCCTGCAGGCTGATCTCGGCAGCATCCGCCACGATGTCGGGCTGGGTGGACTGGGCCCCGATCCGCTCGGCCAGCCCGCGGATGGTCGTGGCTCGGTCGCCCACCGCAGTCGCCTGCACGCTGATCGCCTCGGCAGACGAGCAGCCCGCCAGAGCGACGACAAGCAGGAACAGCAGCGTCCGGATCACCGGCGGCCCTCCAGCCTGTCCAGCCGGGTGCCGACGGCTTGCAGGGCCTCTCCGTGCTTCTGATCGTTGGCAGCACCCAGCACCTGCGATTTCACGAGCTCCTGAGCGATCGCCCGCAGCTCGCTGATGTCGCGGTCCTGCCGCTCAAGGATGGCGTCCTTGCGGCCCAGCGTGACGAACACGCCGGCCACGCCGATGATCAGGGTGACGAGCTGCAGGAGGCTGATGGCAAACGCCAGCTGCGGGTTGGTCTGATGGCGGGGTCCGAGCGGCGTCATGGGCAGGATCCGTCGATTGCGTTGGGGCAACAGAAGAAGAAAAGCGGCTCACCGTTGTCGCGGCTCAACGCATACATGAGCACCACCGTGTCGTTGGCGATCGCTTTGATGGTGTAGCCCGCGGGGATGTTGGCGGTGGTGATTCCGGGGCCAAGCACCGTGGTGGCGCCGATGGTCTGTGGGCCCTCCGCACCGTTGTAGGCCCGGCCCAGCGTGCCGCTGATCAGGCTGCTCTTGCGTCGGTAGTCCTTGGCGGTCTGATAGGTGCCTCCGCTGTTCATGGAGGCTTCTTCCCAGTCGTACGTCCAGGCCACTTGAGTGCCGGCGACGCCGCCGACCGTTGCAGTCTTGCCAGCGATCGCCGTGTTTCCGGTGATGCGGGCCAGGAACAGGGTGGGGATCTTGATGCGCTGGGCAGGAACGCTGGCCCGCTCGTCGTTGTAGGCGTTCACAGCGTCGGCGATGGTGCGCACCATGTTGGGCGACCAGGGGCCAAGGCTTTGCTTGGTTGACCCGTTCACCCTCACGTGACGAGGCCCAGTCCGCTGAACGCGGTGGTGGAGGGGAAAGGCTGCTTGAACACGACGCAGGCGGCGTAGGCCTTGCCCGACGACCTGGCGCCGGTGCACGTATCCGTCAGGGCTCCGACGTCCACCTCGCGGGTCTCGGCCAACCGCTGGGCCACTTGCCGCAGATGGAACTGGGCGTCATACGCGAAGCTGTAGACGACCTCGTAGGTGCTCACGCCGACGCGGCTGATCTGCACGCCAGTGAACAGGAGCGAACGAGCCGGGAACGAGTACGGGCCGATGGCGAAGGTTGCATTGTTGCGGCTGTTGATAGACGACAGCGGGGGCGTCGGCCTGCCCACGACCACATTCCGAACCGTCACGCGGGCCATGTTCACAAACGTGCTGATGGGCTCTCCGCCCGAATCGACCTTCGTGCCGCCGATGTCGGTCTCGGTCGGCGTGTCGATGTTTGAGCCCGTCGGCATCGTGGGGTTCACACGCCACACGTCCACGGGCTCGCCCTGGACGGAGTACTCGATCGCAGTAAACCCGGCCTGCTGTTCGTTCTTCTGATCCACGGGCGTTGTGGCGGCGTCGCCGATGTTGCTGTCGAAGTTGACCGTGGCTTCCCACACGAATCCGCCGGCGTCCTGCTGCGATAGGTCGAAGGACACCTGCCGCATCCTCGTGCTCCAGTACGTGCCCAGGTCGGTCAGGGCCCCGCTTCCGCCGACGTAGTAGTCGGATGGCGCCAGCTTGGCCAGCACGCTCGTGCTGCCCATGATGTCGCTGCTGTTGATGCGTGCGCCCGCGTCGTCGAGGATGACGTACGCCGACGTGCCGGAGAACTTGCCGCGATCAAACCCGATGCGAACGCCGTCCGGCTTTTGATTGATGACGATGGCCATTACGGTGCCCCTCCGGCTGCCGGCTTGGTGTTGTCTGCGATGGCCTTCAGGTAGGCCTTTTGGGCTTCCTGCAGCGGCACCAGTCGGCTTAGGCTGGCGTCCATCATGCCCTGCACCTTGACGCCGCCGATGGCCGTGTCGAGCGTCTCGACGCTGCTGGCCCGGTCCGCGGCATCCATCGCCTCCAGGGCGATCTTGCGGTTCTGTGCGGCCTCCTCGTCGGCCTTCGCCTTGAGGTCGTCCATGCGGCGCTGCTCGTCCTGCAGCTCCTTGGCCCGCTGAATCTGCTCGTACAGCTTCGTCGCGGCCTCAATCTCCTCGGGCCACAGCTTCAGCCGCTGCATCTGTAGCTCGAGCCGCTCGCGTTCTGAGAGTGTTAGTGCTTCGTGCTGACTCTTGAGGCTTTCAAGGAACGACGCGGCGGCCTGATCTTCCCTTTGGATGATGGCCGCTTCCTCTGCCTGCTGCCGCTTTGCTTCAGCGATGCTTTCTTCGAGCTTGGCCCGCTCGCGTGCGGCTTCCAAGTCCTTCTGCATCGTCTGCGTAAGTTGTTCTCGTGCTTGAGCAACAAGAGCAGCAGCCGACGCGGGGCTGGTCCCAGCAGCAGCTGCAGCCTTGAGCTTGTTGATCTTGTCCTCAATCTCAAACTCGGCTTGCTTCTGTGTCAGTGCCTCGCCCTCAAGTCCACGCAGTGCTTCGGCACGTTCCTGGTACTGACGAATCGACTCAACCTGATCCTGCAGGATCTTTGCCTTGAGTCCTTCGGCAACACGCAAAGCGTCGGCTGCATCCAATGCCTTGTCTTGGGCACCAACCCCCATGAGAGACCCAAGGCCCTCGCCAAGTTGGTATGCGCCGCCAAGCAACGGAAGGGCCTTGATGGCGCTGCCAATACCGTTGGATATTTCCGACGCATAATCAGCAACGGACTCGAGCTTGGAAGTGTCAAGGTCTTTCAGGTAGTTGCCAAACGAACGCATGGCACTGTCAAGTGCGTGCATGCCAACAAGAGACTTGCCAAAGTTGAGCATGGACCGCTCCCAGTCTTTTCCAACGTGACTGAGTGCTTGCCCGATCGTTTTCCCGGTGCTCTTTGCCTTGCCAATAGCCTTCTCGGCAGCCTGCTCAAACTGCCCGATGTCCATGACCAGCTTGGCCTTCAGGTTGGCAACGGTCGCCATTACTGGGCTCCCTTCTTGGGCTTGCCAAGCGCCACTCGCAGGGCGTCAAGGGCTGCGTCGGGGTCCGTCTTGGGCTTCTCGAGGTACGGCATGAAGTCCTGCGGCTTGAACGCCGGGCCCTTCGAGCGGTGACAGTTGGCCATGGTGGCAGCAACGATGCCGGCACGAAGGTCGGCCCGCTGCTCGCCGAGGACGCCATCGACGGCCTCGTATGCCATCCACTCGGTCAGCTCTGCTCCGCTCATGGTCTCCTCCAGCTCTGCCACCGTTCGCCCCAAGGCCAGCGCCAGCCGAAACAGGAACCGCCTCAGCGGGCGCTCTCGAAGTTTCCCTCGAGGGTCTCCTGGTCCTTGGCACCCAGCCCGCTCAAGCGTGACGCCACCTCGTAGAGGCGATCGACCACCTGAGCGGGCAGCTCACCCAGCGCGTCGATGTCGCCCGGGCTGAAGACCAGCCGGTCGGCCTCGTACACGCACAACGCCACCAGACTGGCCCGAATGTTCCGGACCGTCTTGCCCTTGGCGGACACGATTCGCTGCTCCCATTCGTCCCGCCCGGCGGCGGTGAGGCCACGCACTTCGACCTCACCGACGCCAGGCACAGAGACGGTCTCCGAAGGGACCGTCGCACGAAGACCCAGGAGACGTGCCTTGAGGTCGCTCATCAGACCACGTCAGCGATCTGCACGCTGCCATTGAGCTTGATGGTCATGCTGGCCGTGACGACCGCATCCACGGAGCCGCGGATGCTGAACTGCGTCACGTACCCAGCGCACTGGATGGTGGTGCCCTTGTTGTTGGTGCCGTCGCCAAACTCGAGCAGGAACGAACGGCACGTGGCCGCGCCGGTGGTGGTCGCGTCCAGGTCGTCGATCAGCGTGATCTGGTTGGCGGTCGAGTCGGTGTCGAGGTTGACCTCGAGGCTCAGGGTGCCCGA